AAACGAAGGAGATTTGATTTACTTCCCTCTTGCTAATAAGTTATTTTCTATTCAATATGTTGAGCACGAACAACCATTCTATCAATTAAATAAGATCCACGTATGGGGTCTCAAGTGTGAACTCTTCGAATACAGTGGAGAGGACCTCGATACTGGTGTCGAAGCAATCGATGTTATCGAGAGAAACCTTGCACAGACTATCACTATCAACTTTGCTGCTGGTGGTACTGGTACATTNACNNCTGGTGAAACAATCGCAGGTGGTACATCTAATGTAACTGCTGAAGTTAAGTCGTTTGATTCTACTACAAGACAGTTACAAGTGTACAACAGGTCTGGTATATTCACCACTCCTGAGACGGTAACTGGTCAAACTTCAGGTGCTGCTTGGACTACTGCAAGTTACAATACACTAAATAATACGAACTCAGAGTTTGATGCCAATGCTGACTTTGAGACCCTTGGGGACGCTATCATTGACTTTAGTCAAGGTAATCCCTTTGGTGAAATTGGAGGCGCTGAGTAATGTTAGGAACCTATTCTTACAACGAAATCTTTAGAAAGACTGTTATTGCTTTCGGTACACTTTTCAATAATATTGAAATTAAGCGTACGGAAGGTAGTAGAACTGAGGTTATGAAAGTACCCTTGGCATATGGTCCTAAAGATAAGTTCCTTGCACGTCTTAAGCAAGTAGGAGATCTTACAACTAAAGATGCTGTACAGATCACACTACCTAGAATCTCTTTTGAGATCTCTGGTTTCTCTTATGATGCTACCAGAAAAGTATCACCCACACAGGTGATTCGTTATACGGGTAGTGATAGTAAGACTAGAAAATCGTTTATGCCAGTCCCATACAATGTGGACTTTGAACTATCGATTATGGCAAAGAACCAAGATGATGGTCTCCAGATTCTTGAACAGATCTTACCATTCTTTCAACCGATGTTCAACATAACCCTGAATCTTCAGGAAGCGATCGGCGAAGTTAAAGACTTTCCAGTCACATTGAACTCAGTGGTTTATGAAGATGACTACGAAGGTGATTACACCACACGTAGAACTCTAATCTATACACTTTCTTTTTCTGCTAAAACATATGTTTATGGTCCTGTCAATGACATTACCAATAAACTTATCAAGAAATCGATCGTGGATACTGCACTGGATTCCAAGGTAACTGCAGCACGCGAGGTAAGGTACACAGTTCAACCTGATCCTCTTACTGCAGATCCAGATGATAACTTCGGATTTAATGAACTCTATAGTGAATTCTCAGATGGCAAATCAAGAAACCCAGTCACAGGGGCAGACGAGTAAATACGACGGTATTGAAGATGCTCTTGATGTGGAAACATCCTTGGTAGAACAAGGTCAACCACAAAAGAATAATTCAATCGTACCAAATGTCACTGATCAACAGATCAAGGACTATGAGTATTCTCGTGGAAACTTTTACTCACTGATCGAGAAAGGTCAGGAGGCAGTTGATGGTATTCTGGAGTTGGCACAAGAGTCTGACTCACCTAGAGCATATGAAGTTGCTGGTAATTTGATTAAGAACGTTGCTGATACTGCAGATAAGTTAGCGGACCTTCATAAGAAAATGATGGAGATTGAAGAAGGACCGAAGAACAAAGCAGCACAGAACGTTACTAACAACACAATGTTTGTTGGTTCAACAGCGGAACTCGCAAAGTTCCTGAAGCAACAAAAATCTGATAAATAGTAAAAACAAGTATTAAAAAGTCGATGTCTGTATTAAATGTATTAGATACTACGACAGTGAGTGGATCAGGTACCGCTTATATTGTCGTTAAAACTGGCGTTGTACGGGCATACGCTGCTTCCGCTTCAACCATTAAATTCGATGCTGGTCCTGCAATCACACTTGCAGCAGGTGAAGCAGTATTACTTTCCTGTGGGAAATCAAAAAACATTAGCGTCCACGCCGCTACTAATGCTGCCACAGCAGTTTTCAGCGTTGGTGGAGCGGGCAACGGTACAGGAGCAGGAGGAAGACATACATTCTCAGTTGGTGACTTTATCGAAACAGTTGACGGTGGTGATACAGATGGTTTTGGAACAGACTTTGAATCTGCCGCTTCAGGTGGTAAGAAGGTAACTGCTGTGACTGACCTGACTATCACAACTGATATTGATGCATCTGGTGCAGGTTCTGCATATGCATTGAGTGATGCTGACGTCGTTGCAAACACTGTTCCTATGATCAAGAGAACTGTGAAACTTACCGCTGGTAGTGCTGACGTTGTTGTCGAACAAGTCCAAGTGATTGGTGGTTAAGATGGAAGGGCAACCCAACAAAGAAGTTAAAGATCCAAAGAATCAGGCGATCAAGAAGACCAAACAACTTCTAGACCGCAGGCAACTTATGATCAACCTTAGGAAGTTGCAACTCCAGAGAAAGTCCGTTCAGCAAAAGGGTTCTACCGATATGCACCTACAAACACAATCGTATGCTATAATGGGATTCGGAGAGTTTATCTCCGAGGGTGGTCTCGCCCGTGCAATGGATAAATCCAAGACCAAAGTGACTGGACATATCAGTGCTGACCGTGGTTCTGATGAAAAGAAGAACCGTGGTAAAAGAAAAGAACTTGAAAAAGGTCTTAAGAAGCACGGTATTGGTCACAAGAAAGGTGTTGGAGAATATAAATATGATTCAGGTGAGACAGGTCGTGAGGTTTCATACCACACTACCAAACCTGATAAGATGTCGAAACGTCGTTTCGGCAAAGTGATGCGTCGTCTGGGTCGTAAGCACGGACAAGAATCTGTGATTACTAAAGACAAGGACAAGTCTGCTAAACTTCACTACACAGAGAAGGGAAGCAAGGCAAAGTCTGACAGCGTTGGTAAAACAAAAGCAGGAAAGCACCCTGCAGGATATGGTGAAACATCATCCACTAAGGTGCGTTCAGGCAAACTCCCATCTAAATCTAAGGATAGAAAGTTTCATTATGGCTGATCAAAACGACAACGGACAGTGGGTATGCCAGTATTGTGGACTCACTTCACCCCAAGGACATTGGCGTCCTAAAACCTGGATCGAAAAGCACGAAATGAATTGTGCATCTAACCCTAAAAACAACAAGGAAAAATGAAATCATTCAGAGAATTCCAAGACACTAAAGATGACCCCATCGAAGAAGGTGTGGGACTCTCTGTAGCGCGAGCAATTGATAAAACTAATCCTCCTATTGGCAGACCTTCTGCCAGAAGAAAGATCTCTCACGCATTAAAGATGAGAGAGATTCGTAGGGATACGAAGAAAAATAGAGAAAAAGATAATCCATACTCAGCAGGTAAAGTTGCTAAGGCAGCACTTGGTGGTAAGGATAGTAAGAAGAAAAAGAAACCAGAAAAATCTCCTGTCAACTTCCTACAGGACAAGGACGTAAATGAAAGTGCTTGGCAAAGAAAGGAAGGAAAGAATAAAGAAGGTGGACTCAACGAAAAGGGCAGAAAATCTTATGAGAGAGAAAATCCTGGGTCTGATCTTAAAGCACCTCAACCTGAAGGGGGTCCTAGGAAAAGATCTTTCTGCGCTAGAATGGGAGGAGTCAAAGGACCAATGAAAGATGAGAAAGGTGAACCCACTAGAAAAGCGTTAGCATTACGCAAGTGGAAATGCTGATGGATAAAAAAGATCTTGGTAGAGCAAAGTTCCACCTTGCGGTAACGGATCTTTTTGCAAAGAGTTTCTTGACATATATAATTTTCTATCCTAAATTCTTCTAGTAACCTGTGGGAGACCACCAATGCAGTTTGAGCAAAAGGTTTGTGACAAATGCGGTGCTACTTGGTTGAACGGTGAACACCGTTGGACTGGTACTGGCGCTAAAGGAAACGAACTAGACTTAGCAGGATTAGTATGCAATAATATTAGTGATACCGATCCAGATTACAACAAGTGCATCAACCCTAAGAGAGGGCAAATAGGTGGTGATACTTGGGATTATCGACGTGGTTTTGTTGACGGTGCAATTAGTGTGTTTGGTAAAGACAGGGATTCCTGACTAACCATAAACTCATTTTTGTACACAGTTAAATACTTCTAGTTGATAAACTTAAGTATGAAGTTCATTTTAGCATTCATTGCTACGCTGTTCTTTGCATTCCCTGTGTATGCTGTTGATGTAACTATGGGAAGCAATGGAAACCTAGTTTTCGAACCTAACGATATTACCATATCGGCAGGTGATACTGTTCACTTTGTGAATAATATGTTGCCTCCACATAATATCATTGTAGAAGGTCGAGCAGATTTATCCAGAGAGTCTCTTATGTTCTCCCCTGGTGAATCTCAAGACATCACTTTTGCTGATGCTGGAGACTACGAATTCTTTTGTGGTCCTCATCAAGGAGCAGGAATGACTGGAACAATTCACGTAAACTAAAATGACTCAATCACCAGAAAAACCAGAGATAAAAGATGTAACCAACTCACCAAAAGACTGGGAAGATTTTTGGGCATCCGAAGATATTATTGACTTCGATTTCCATCTTCCCGAACTTGGAGATGAACCAATGGCAAATCGCTTTAAAGAAATTTTACCTAATCATCCAACACGTGATGAAGTAGATGAAATGATCGAAGATAAGATTCGTAGGCATAATCGTAATGCCTCACTTATTAGTATGCTACTTGGGTTCGCATTCCTTGGTGCCTTTGTTGATGGTTTTCTGAGAGTTATTGGAAAGATCGCACCATTCTTAGGAATAGATGTGAACATAATGGGTTAACCCTAAACTTTGTTAAAACCAAAATGTCTGAATGTAAATGCAACTCAAAGTCAACTGAGTATAACATTCTCGTTAAAGAGGATTACAAGTTGATTATCGATGCTTTATGGAAGCGTCAAACCTGTTACATAGCAGGTGACAGAATGTTTAGAGAATATGGTCACCTTATTGAAGAAATGGAAAGGCGACAATCTACAGCGATACCGAGGAGGGTCTGGGGAACCAATGGCGATTCATAAAGATTATAAGGTTCGACTGAACCTCAATGAATTAATTGAAAGAAGAATACCTTGCTGTGACCTTCTGCATCCTGATCACTGTTTATCAGAGAAACAAGTTTCAGAAATTGCACACGATATTAGTATGGATCTGGATCTACATCCAATCTATCAACAGATNGATCAGCACATCTTACGTTATGTTGCTGCTGCAGGTATTGAGAACGAGGATCACTGGGTTGAAGAACGTTTGCCTGATTTAACAGATGAATCTAGTTCTTAGGACTCACGAAAACTATGGTGATCCTGTATGGGGAGTTATTATTATGTTAGTAATACTTCTCATAATGATCTCTTGGTATATCTACTACATACTAAAAGGATCATTTGTGGAGTTGAACGATGGCAGAGATGTTACCCCCAAGCAGGAAGAGTTGTTACAACTTCCGAGTGACGGAGATCAACAGAGTTCTTGATGGAGACACTATCGATGTAACAATCGATCTTGGTTTCGATCTATATAAAAAAGAAAGGGTAAGAATCGCAGGAGTCGATACTCCTGAGAAAAGAACCCGCGATCTAGAGGAGAAAGCACTTGGTATCGATGCAACAAATTGGCTCAAAGATAAACTCGAATCAACCATTAGTGGTGATGATCAGTTGTTTATTAGGACTGAACTTGTTGGTGGTGTCGGTAAGTATGGTCGCTTACTCGGTTGGATTTACGTCGGGGATGCAGATGTGTCCCTTAATGAGCAAATGATTACCGAAGGATATGCTTGGGCATATGATGGAGGAACAAAACAAAAGGATTTCGAATACCTCAGAGAAATCCGTAGATCTTATGGTACCTTACTAAATGAAACAGAAACTGATTGAAGCAGTTAAACTGCACGCCCTAGGCAATATTGAAAAGCATAAGATGAACATTGAAGTTTATCTTACCAATCCTGTTGGTATCGGAGAGCATCCAGATATTATGGCAGCGATTGAAAGCGAACTAGATCAAATCTCACATTATCACGATCAACTAGAGGTACTAGAAAAGTATATCGAAAACTAAATGGAACCATACCCAGTCCCAGTAGCATTTTGGTTAGTGTTACTGGGAATCGCTGTCTCTTTAGGACTACAAGCATTGCTAGTAATTAAAGAGTTTGGCGGTTACAAAAAGAAACCGAAGACAGGACACCCCGAGATAGATGAACTAAAGGGTGGGGAAGAACTAATGTCTGTAAGGTTCAGAGAGATCGAGGTATCTGAAGAGGAGTACCAAGGGTATCAAGAACTAAAGAAGCGTATAGATAGTTTGAAACGGAAGGAAGAAGATGGGTCTTGATGCATATCTAGGCAACCCCAATTTAAAAAAGGCAAACGTACCTACTAACTTCACACCCAAACAGGTGAAGGAGTTTATTAAGTGTGCTGGTGATCCTATTTACTTTATTAAGAGATACATTAAAATTGTGTCGCTGGATGAGGGTGTCATCCCATTCGACTTGTATGACTTTCAAGAACAGATGGTCAACAGGTTCCACGAGAATAGATTTAATATTGCTAAGTTACCAAGACAGAGTGGTAAGTCAACTGTTGTTACCGCATATCTATTATGGTATGTAATCTTTAACGATAACGTCAATGTCGCAATCCTCGCAAACAAAGCAGCAACTGCACGAGAAATGCTTGGACGTTTACAACTCAGTTACGAGAATCTTCCTAAATGGATGCAGCAAGGTATTATTGGCTGGAACAAAGGGTCAGTGGAATTGGAGAACGGAAGTAAACTCCTTGCTGCATCTACTAGTGCTAGTGCCGTCAGGGGTATGTCTTTTAACGTCATATTTCTGGACGAATTCGCGTTCGTTCCGAATAACATTGCGGATCAGTTTTTTAGTTCTGTTTATCCTACTATTTCTTCTGGTAAATCCACTAAAGTTATTATCATCTCTACCCCTCACGGGATGAATATGTACTACAAACTCTGGCACGATGCAGAGCGTGGTACGAATGAATATATCCCAACAGAAGTACATTGGTCTGAGGTTCCAGGAAGAGATGCTGAATGGAAAGCACAGACTATCCGTAACACAAGTGAACAACAATTCCGTGTTGAGTTCGAATGTGAGTTCCTGGGCTCTGTAGATACTCTGATCTCTCCCAGTAAGTTGAGAGTGATGACATATGAAGAACCAATAGAAAGACAGAATGGTCTTGATGTATTCTCTAAACCAGAAGCGGAACATAATTATACGATGACAGTGGACGTAGCAAGAGGTATTAATGGAGACTACAGTGCATTCACACTGTTCGATACAACTACCGTTCCATATAAATTAGTTGCTAAGTATAGAAATAATGAAGTTAAACCTATGTTATTCCCTGATATTATTTGTCAGGTTGCAAGAGCATATAACCACGCTTACATTCTTGTAGAAGTAAATGACATTGGTGGTCAGGTTGCAGATATTATACAGTATGATCTTGAGTATGACAATCTACTAATGGCAGCAATGCGTGGTAGAGCAGGACAAGTTGTTGGTCAAGGATTCTCTGGTGGTAAAGTACAACTAGGTGTCAAGATGTCAACTGCTGTTAAGAAGGTTGGTTGTTCTAACCTGAAACAATTACTAGAAGACGATAAGTTGCAACTATGTGATTATGATATTATCTCTGAACTAACTACCTTCATTCAAAAAGGACAGTCTTGGGCAGCAGAGGAAGGTTGCAACGATGACCTTGCTATGTGTCTTGTGATGTTCTCTTGGTTAGCAGTACAGGATTATTTTAAGGAACTCCACGATAACGACATTCGTGCTAGAATGTATCAAGAACAACGCGAAGCAATTGAAGCGGATATGGCACCGTTCGGATTTATGGATGATGGTCTCAGTGATGAGGCATTCGTAGATCCAGAAGGACAGGTCTGGCATACCGATGAATATGGCGATCGCTCCTATATGTGGGATTACAAATGAGTGTAGAAGGCATCTTACTTAACTTGGCAACAGCACTAATAACCTTAGTGTTATTTTCTTTCGGATTCGTATTAGGTTACGCAGCAAGGAAGAGTGAAGAACCGAAATGAGTATAGAAGAAGAACTGGGTCTAGAGCAGTTCCTCTTTGTTGATAGGCAATGTAGAAAATGCCTGAGAACTCTCT